ATATATTTGTAATATGATACCAAGTGCACCGACATTTAGAAAAATAGTTTTACTACTTAAAGATGAAGAAGGTAAACCTACAGACAGAATAGAATATGAAGATTCTGCGATGGTAATAACAGGTAATTATGTTTTAATTACTGAAGAGAAAAGAGTTTCAATAAGTGAACCTTCTGAGATTAAGGGTGACGTTTACGAACTTAAAAATATACATTCATATAAACTTTTAAAAGATTAATTATGGTTTTACTAAAACACGAAGAAAACGGATCGATAGAATGTCTTTATGACTCCTCTAATATTTTAGGATCTAAGTACATAGTCAATGAAAAAAAATTGGCAATAATTTTTAACTCTGGTAGACAATATGTATATGAGGGAGTTACCTTTACTGATTATAGTAAATTTGAGGGTAGTGAAAGTCAGGGTAAATTATTACACACAGTAATTAAAAAATATTCTTATTCACAATCAAAAGATATTGTAGATGTACAACCATTAGTTGAACAAATAGAAAACATAAAAAGTACGTTATGATTAAAAGTTATCAGATAAAAAAAATTATGGTTAAAAATGGAAAACCACAACATGTTATTTTGTTGGTATCAGATAGTGAAGTATATGAGACTTCATGTTTCGGTGAAGCAACAAAATTGTGTGAATTATTAAATATGAACACAGATAGTGGATGGAGGTATGAAATTATTACTATAAGTAGTAAATAGAAACGGGCGTTTCAATAATAACAATTAAAAAATAAAAACAAAAAGTTATGGAAAAATTATCATTCGCTTTGGGTGTTGCTTCCGTATTGATTGTGCTTATGGGTATAGTCATTACTTGGGTTACGCTTAAGGTTAAAAACTTAATTAAAATTAACGAAAACTTAGAAAGATACATATCTGAAACAGATAGGAGTATACATAATAGAATAGATAAAACAGAACACAATTATTCTGACGAAATAAAAGAAATATATGACACATTCCATAGACGGATTGATGAGTCGTATAGGATTTTAGATCAGCAGATTGAACAAAACCATAAACATGTGGTTGATTTACATAATGAGTCTTTGAGATATATAGACTCTAGAATAGATAAACTAATTAATAATCCTAAATTTTGTTTAAACAAAGAAAAGGAATTATTAACTGATTAAAATAAGAATACGCCCGTTTCTATTTTTTATGATATTTATCCATAAAGAAACATATTTATTATTATGGATATAAAAAGAATCTCAGAACAAGAAGTTAATGACATATTACAAAAGGAAGATATTGATTTATCTTCTTTCGAAGTTCAGTCAACACTTAACCCAAAAATATTCGATAAAGAACAACACATGCATGAGGATGTAAGAAGGAGACTTCTTATGATTGCGGATGATTTCTTTGAAACACTGAATGTAGGTTGGGTAGATATTGATGATATTATTTTAACTGGTAGTTTAGCGAACTTTAATTGGTCAAAATTTTCTGATGTAGACTTACATATATTAGTAGATTTTGGTGAAGTTGACGAAAACGAAGAATTAGTTAAAGAATACTTCAACTCCAAAAAGAATTTATGGAATGAAAAACACGACATAACTATTAAAGGTTATGATGTGGAATTATATATGCAGGATACTGAAGAACCACATGTTTCTAGTGGGGTTTATTCTATTCTTTGGGATGGATGGGTAGTACAACCTGACGCAACTAAAAAAGAAATAGATTCTAAAAAAGTAGAACAAAAAGTTAATAATATTATAGACTCAATACACGACATATACTACATGTACAAAAATGAAGAATACGATAAGACAATTAGAATGATTAAAAACCTAAAAGAAAAAATCAAAAAAATGAGACAAACAGGTTTAAATCGTGAAGGTGAGTATTCTTTTGAAAATATTGCATTTAAAGTATTAAGAAGAACTATGTATTTAGATAAATTAAGTGAAATTGAGACTAAGGCGTATGATAAATCTTTAACATTAGATGAGTCTATGTTAAGAATAAAAACATTATAAAAATTAATTTGCGTTTTTTTTATAAAAAATGCTATATTTATTTAATAAAACATAATTATGGGAACATATTTAACGGGGACTTATTCTGTGTTACACACATCTGGTACTACAGACTTCAATAATTTTGTATATAGTGCAGTTTATTTCAATTCTGGTGCGACATATACTATTAATGGTGCAAGTGTTGTTGGGGTTGCGGGTGAGACATTAGACATCATAGTTAAAGAAAATGGTACAACACTAAGTACAGGATATCTTTTATTAGGTAATCCAATTGCACCACAAACTAAAATAAAAACAGGTTTAATTACTGCAACTGGTGGTACAGAACAATATCAATTCGTAAACATTAAAACAGGTTTACCAACTAACGGATAAAACGAAATATATATAAAAAAATGAGAAAAAATATCAATCCAAAAACATTAAAAGGTCAAGACAAACTTAATAGGATGTTAGATCTTATGGGGAAAATGAATACTTTAAATGAAAGTAAATCATATTCTGAATTAGAATTAATCAAAAAAGGACCTAATGGTGTTGTGTATGGTATCATTAGAGAAAATCATGATTACTTTATTAAAACTTCAAATAAAACTTCTGGTAGATTCTTAGCTGAAGACTTTAGTTATATCGGAGGACTGCAAAACAAATATGATGAAAGATATAAGTCATATGCAGAAGCAATCAAACATTTGAATATGAAGTTTGATATGTTGAATGAGTCGTATGGTATCGAATCAAACACAAATATCTTCGAATCTGACGGTGTTGCCTTTGGTGGGGGAGTTGGTTTTGGGTTTGTTATGGAAGAAGAAGACGATGAAGATCAAAATGAAGGGGAAAAAGAAATTATCTCTGACGCAGATGCAGACTTAGAAGAAGAAAAGAAAGTTCTTAAGGTTGACGCACCTAAAGCAGAAGAACCTGTAGAAGATGAAGTAGAGGATGAAGTTGATATTGATATGGGTGGAGACATCGCAGACGTTGATTTCGGTGAAGAAGAAACTGAAGAAGGTGGAGATGAGTTCGGAGATGAAGGTATGGAAGATGAAGAAGGTGACGACAACACTAAAAAGATTCAAAAGTACACTGGTAAGATCGGACAGATGTTAAGAGATATGGATGAGGCAGATTCTGACTTAGAAAAATATGTAATCAATTCAATTATATCGGCAATGCATTTAGATGAAATGGATGATGAAGATAAAGAAGATATTATTGCGAAGTTAGAAGGTGAAGAAGACGAAGAAGGTATGGATGATTTCGATATGGAAGGTGGTGATGAAGAAGTAGATGAGTTTGATATGGAAACTACTGAAGAAACACCGGAAGAAGGTGGTGAGGAATTATCTGAAGATGATGACAAAATGACTAAAAAAGAAGTTCTTAACGTCACAGAAAAACAAATGGATATGTTACATGAAAAAGGTATTTGTGAATGTGGTGATAAGTGTTTAGTGTACAGAGAATCTGATGTTAAGGATTCCGTATTATTAGATAAAATTGCAGAAACTAAAAAAGAATGTATATTCATTTCTAAAAAACAAATGGATATGTTACACAAAAAAGGTAAATGTGATTGTGGTGATGTAACACTAAAATATAAAGGAGGTAAAGAAGAAAAAAACGAAGGTAGAGTTTTTTCTAAAAAACAATTAATGGAATCTTTCTTAAGAAGAGAAACTAAAAAGTCACTTAAAAAAGTTATTAAAGAAAGAAGAGAACTTTGTGAACAATGTGGTGGTAGATTAACTGAGGGGATGTGTATGGAATGTGATATGAATGAACACCATATGGGTTCTAAGGCAACTTATGATAGATACCCACATTATGATAAAGATGCATACATTATGGATGAAGAAGACATAATGAATGAAAAACTCGTAGGTAAACAACATAAATTAGATAAAAACAATAACGGTAAGATTGATGCAGAAGACTTCAAAATGTTACGTAAAGGTAGAAAAGATAGAAGACGTAATATTGGTGAGGAAGATATGTCAGTAATGGATGCGATTGCAACAGGACAAGGATACTTATCTGCAACAGATGATTTGGATAGAGATTTCGATGGTATTCCTAATCGTTTAGATATGGATAACAACGATGATGGTAAATTAGACTTTGAGATGGGTAGAGGTGATGACTTTATTGAATTGGATATCGACTTTTTAAGAAACGATAGTCCAGGTACTAAAGAAAAAGAAAGAACTACAACTAGACCAACAACTCGACCGGGAAAACCTGATAAGTGGAGAACTATTAAACGACCTAAAGTTGATCCTATACCTAAGGCAGAAAATGATTATTTTAATGAATTAGATATCGATTTCTTTAATAATAACCCAGGTACTAAAGAAAAGGAAAGAACTACAACTTCACCAACGACTAAACCAGGAGAAGGTGATAAATGGAGAACTATTAAACGACCTAAAGTTGATCCAAGACCTAAGGCGGGAGATCAAAATATGAGTAAACCAAAACCTTCTTACAGAAGAAGAGGTATGTTTAGATAATGAAATTAGTATATATAAATAAAATCGGACAAAACTGGAAGGGGAATTACATTTATGAATTCCTCTTTTCAGATATTTTAGAAGATATAGATGGTGAGGGATGGGATTCATATCCATCATCTGGAAATCCAGAACCACCAGAAGGGAAATTTATAAAGAAGTCAGGTGTATTAAATACTGATTTAAAATTAGATTTAGTACAAGAATCTGACTCATTTGCAATGTGGGACGCAGTTGACGGAATAGTTGCAATGGCTTGGGAAAATATGGAAGGGTATGATGAGTATCCAGAAAAAAGATTATACTTCTCTTTTGGGGAGGATATTTCTTCAGTAGAAGATAAACTATATGAAAAAGATATGGTAATAATATACGAAAAAGAAACAATAAATACGTAAGATATGGGAAAGAAAATCAAAATTTATGAATCAGAAATTAAAAGAGCAACTAGACGTAAATTAATGGAACGTTATGTTGAAGAGGACTATGAGATGAGAGATACTTATAGTAAAAGAGATTTTAAACCTACACCAAAAGAAAGAGGTGTTGAGGGTGTATTTGGTAAGTATGGTGATGATATGGATCCTGCAGTAATTAGATATATGAGAAAAAATCCTGATCATATTCTAAGAAGAATGGCAAAATTATATCCAGACATCTATATGAGACATATCCCATTACAATCTAATACTGAATTAGAAATGGATGATGTAATGATAGGTGAGGAAGAACAAATGAATGTTTACGATAAAAATGATAATCCTGATTGGAAAAATATAGAAAGGGGTCAGCAATTTGGCGTAAAAGGGGATGACGGTACTGTACGAACATTTACCGCAAATGAATCAACACAAAAACTATTTAAAAAATTCTTAAATAGAAAGTAAGTTATGACAAAAGGGGATATCATAAGAAAACTAATTTCAGAAAAATTTGCGTCAAAGGCACAACAAAGGTTCTTTTATGCGATGGCGAATAAAGACACTAAAAAAGGTAGAAAGTTTAAAAAGTGGGCAAAAGAATTCTCTGATGATACTGATTTTGATGACTTACCTGAAAAAGTTTCTGAGGAAGAAAAAGAAACTAAAAATCCAAAGATGAAAAAAGGTGATTTAGTAGAATATATAAAGTCTAAAAAAAATTTAAATGAAAGTCCTATGGATAATAGGGTTGTGGTTATAAGAGAAATTTCAGGACCTGATTTTCGTATTGTTGTACAATGGTTAGAAAAACTTAAAGAAAGTGGTGTTATTAATATGTTTGGTTGTTCCCCTATGTTAAATTGGACAGAAGAAGATTTACATAGATGGTTATATGGACAAAGAATGGATCCCGAGTCTATAGAAGAACAAATAGAAGAGTTAGAATATGAAAATGAGGATGGTGATAATGATTCTGATATAGAAAGGTTAGAAAGTCAATTAGAAACTATAAACTATTTATTAGAAAATAAACAAGCGGTTAGGGATGTATTAATTAGAACTGCATTAAAAAGAGTAGAGAATACTGATGGTAATTATGAAACTAAAAACGTACAACGTATTTTTGAAAAATTAGCAAAGGAAGCATTTGTTATGTGGACAAAAGTTATTTACGGAGATATTTAAAATTAAAATTATGAAAAGAAGAAATATTATTAATGAGGTAACTAAAAGAATTATTAATGAAAAATTAAGAATTAATAGGTTAACTGAAGCAATCGAATATGATCCTGAACATCCAGAAAGGATGAATCCGGGATTAGAAAAAAGACTTAGAAGTGGTGAACACATCTTTGGTAAGAGTAAATCTATTCCTGTTGGTTCAGAATCGCAAAATTATTCTGAGAAATTGGCAAGTAAAAGATTTAAAGAAATCATTAATAAAGTAAAAAGATATCATGGGGTACAAAACATCAGCCCTATGATGATGCGACAGATGTTTCAAATTATGGGTGAAGTTAGTCAGATTGAGTCTAGACATAAAGAAGCTTTAGAACAATTGGCAATCGATATAGTTTCTGAGGAATTCGATATTCCAGATCAAATGTTAGAGGCTACTTTGTCACCTCCAGGTTCTGACTTAGGTTTTAACGATGACGATGAAGAAGAGGAGGAAGATTACGGTTCCGGTTTTGAAACTCCTAAAGCACCAAAAAGTGCGGAAAGAATGGAAGAGTTAGAAATGGAAGTAGATAAAAGAAGAATTATAAACGCATTGATGCAGGGGGCATCTAAAAAAGGTCACTATATTTTCCATATGGTTGCAGATGAATTAGATGCTATTAACCCTAGACTTATGGGGTTATATGGTAAACTGATGTCTTTGGCAGACTTTCAATATTGGGTGATTCCCGATACTACTATGACTGGTCAAGTTGGTGGAATGGAGAAGATTGAGTGGAGAAAGGCTGAAGCGCCTGAAGATTCTGATGAGGAAGAAGAAATGGATAAGGTTAATGTAGAGGAAGGTGATGAGATACCTGTAGTAGTGGCAAAAGCATGGATATTTCCACTTTTAGTACATGAACTTATTAAAGGGACGTTAGAACTATCTGCAATAAATTGGGCGGATGGTCACTTAGACTTTGAGGAACAAGCGGAAGTAATCCAAAGGGCTGACACACCAGAAGGTGAAATATGGGGAATGAGATTAGGTCCTGGTATGTGGGAAAAATTCTTAGATTGTGTGGGGGTAGAAAATTACGATATAAAACAATGGTTATTTCAAGAATTAACTAAGTTACCTGCGAAACAATTTCATGAATTTATGAAAGAAATTTTAAGTGGTAGTCAAAAGTGTAAAGAAGTGATTCAAACATTAAAAGACTTACACGAAGAAGATCCTTCAGATAGTTTAGAGGATATGTTTGATGAGACAGGTTATGATGAAATGGATGATATCTTAGATAACTTAGGGATTGAAACTGAAGAAGAACCAACTACTGATGAACCAAAAGAATTAGATTATTCTGAAATGTCACCTAGAGAAATACAAGATTTAATAGATGATGCATTAGATAGAGGTGATTTCGATACGGTATCAAAATTACATAAATATCTATAACCAATTATTTATATTATTATTTAAATCCCATCTTAAGGTGGGATTTTTTATTTAAACATTATATTTATTAATAAAAAGATAATGGTAGGCACTTTACACCCTAATTTTAAAAAATTAATAAGAAAATTTATTGCGTCTCAACACCATAATTATGAAGATGATTACATGAAGTATGTTGAGGATATGATTAAATACTTTGATGATATAGATCAAGAAGATATATTTTCAGGTGTTTTTAATTACATTATTGAGGAAGAAGATGAAGATCCTTTAGAATATATAGATACTAATTTATTAAATAGATATTTTTATGGTGATGATATAATAAAAATATTAAGAGATTCTGGATGGATGGAAAAATATTTTACTCTTAATAGTTACAAAGATCATGTAACTCCACAAGGTAGAGTAATACCAATATTCGGTGATATTAAATGGGAAGGTGATACCCCATATTTAATTCTCGATAGTTGGGGTGAATTTCATGAATTATTTTATAGTGAAGATAGAGATTTAGTAGAACGTGTTTTAGGTGAAGATTGGGCGGAACTTTATAGTATTGATAGAGTTTATTTTATGGATGAAGTATGGAGTGAACTAGATGAAAAATCTTTACAACATATAAAAGATTATATTAAGGATAATGGTTTTATTGGTGAGGAATTGGATTTTGAACCAGATGGATACGATACTAATATTTTAACAGAGGAAATGTTAGAAGACAATGATTTATTAGGTGAATTAATAAATGATGAATATATGTTTGACGAATTAAGAGGGGAGTTAAATAATTTTTATAGATGGGCATATGAAAGTGCGGCGGAAGATGAATTGTTTAAATCTTTAAAAGATGATATAGAATCACTTTTAGGTTCTGAAGGTGAATGGGATATGGTAAAATCAAAAAAAGAAGGGGGTTCAGATAGACATATTTTAAAATTTGATGTTAGTAAAATATTTATGGATATATTAGAACGATTCGTTGAATGTGAGGGAAAGATACCACAAGAAGAATATTCGTATTTTTTAGGGGTTTTAAGTCAGACATTAGATTGTGAGGGAGATTTATTACATTCACCTGATATGGGATATTTTTATCCTGATCACACAAAAGTAAGTGAACATTTAAATTACAACGTATTAGGAAACTTATAAAATGAAAATAAAATTAACAGAAAGTCAATATTTAAAAGTTATTACAGAAAATCAAAATCCTAACATTGATAGGTTATTACAAAAGTTTTTTGATGATATTAGACTCTTAGATGATGAAGGAAAACTATATTATTTTTTCGATGTATATGGATTTGATGATAGGATGATGGAAGTTAGTGATAGATTATATGATTGGTTTAGATACAGTCTTTTAAGTGGTGTTAAAATGATAAATTATAGAACCCTTAGTAAATACAAAAATAAAATTAATAGTCTTTTAGAAGTGATTGCAACAAAAGAAAGTAAAAAAATAATAGATTCTAATATAAACGATTTAAAAAAAATTAAAGAATTAATTAAATTAGAGAGTATTATTCCGAGATATTATGAAAGTAAAATTCTAAAAGAATTGATTGATGGATTATTGTTTGATTCCGTACAATATTTGTTTAAAAACTATGAACCTAAAGAAGCGATTAGACAATCATCCATTCTATCCGATCAATTAGGTAGAAAAAGAATGGAAAATATAGTACCATTAGTTAAAGATTTCGCAGAAAGAAATGGGTTGACTATTATACCCAAACATAAAGGTTTCACTTTTCAAAAAGATGAAGGTAGTATGGTTAGGGATTTAATTAATTATATGAAAGATATACCTGAATTACCAAAGAAAACAAAAAGAGGGTTTTTAGATTATATTGGTAGTCATTATGGGGCTGGACAATATTCTACTTTTTGGAGTGCGGTTAATAAGGCAGGAATCATACAAAAAGTAGGTGGTGGTAATAACGTCACATATGAATTAGGACCTAACTACAAAGCGTATGAAGAAGGTAATGTAGTCGCATTTTAATCATTTATTCATATTTATATAAAAAAAGTAATGGATAGAGCGGAACAACTTAAAATATTTGCTCGTTGTTTAGGTGATCCAATATATGCGATAGAAACGTTTTTAAAGACATTTGATTTAACTCAGAAAGGTATGGTACCTTTTAAGTTGTATTATAAACAAAAAGAAATCATTAGATCATATGAAGAAAACAATCGTAATCTGGTAACCAAACCTCGACAGGCAGGTGTATCTACAACTACCGCAGCATATATTGCAGTTAAAACTGCGTTTGGTGATCCTGACAATCCACATAAAGTACTTATACTCGCCAACAAACAGACATTAGCACAAGAATTCTTAAAGAAAGTAAAAGACTTTTTAGATCAAATACCATATTGGGTTTGGGGGTTAGATGAGTCAACAGATTACTTAGAAATAAATTCAAAAGGACATCTTAAATTAAAATCTAATGGGTGTGAGATTAGGGCACTTGCAACATCTAAAGATGCATTAAGGGGTTTTACACCTACATTCTTAGTTATGGACGAGGCGGCGTTCATAGACAATGGGGCAGAAGTATTTGGCGCCGCATTAGCGTCATTAGGTACTGGCGGTAAAATTGCACTTATATCGACACCCAATGGGATGGACGAATTATATTATAAAACATACGATAAATCCAAAACAGGAGATAATAACTTCAATATTGTGGAAATGAAATGGTATCAGGACATTAGATACAATAGAGGGTTGTATTGGGTTAGAGGTGATGAAAAAGAAGAAGAGATTAGATGTGAAACATTGGGTAGGTCTAAACTTAGGTGGGAATATATGGATAACATATATGAAACCGATGAATCAACCATAGATAATTACGAAGTAATGATTAAAGATGGGTGGAAACCATTATCTCCTTGGTATGAAGAAATGGCGGCAGATATGGGTGACCCTAAGAAAATCGCACAAGAACTTGATGTATCATTCATCGGATCAGGTGGTAATGTTGTTGATGATGAATATGTAAGTTATCATGAAGAAAATTTTGTTTCCGACCCAAACTTTTCCGCAGAGGTAGAGAAGAGTATGTGGATATGGAAAAAACCCGAAGTTGGTCACAAATATGTTATGGGGGTTGATGTGAGTAGAGGTGATGGTAAAGATAGTTCTACTATTGTTATATTAGACTTTGAAAACTTAGAACAAGTTGCAGAATTTAAACATAAGTTACCTCCTGATATGTTGGCAGAAATTGTTTATAAGTATGGTAATATGTATAATGCATATACAATTGTGGACATTACTGGAGGTATGGGTGTTGCAACAGTCTTAAAACTGTTGGAGATGGAATATAAACATCTTCATTATGACGACCCTAAAAGTAGAAAGTTATCTGAGAAATATGCAAAGACTGCATATAAACAAGGTGATAAAGTACCAGGATTTAATGTCGGTAACACACGTCTACAAATGGTATCTGAATTAGAAGAACATATTAGAGAGAATAAAACTATTATACGTTCACAAAGAATGATATCAGAACTTAAAACATTTGTCTATAAAAATGGTAGACCCGATCATATGGAAGGTTATCATGATGATATAATTATGGCTTACGCTATGGCGATATTCATTGTACAAACATCGTTTAAAAAATTAGAACAAGTGGAGAAACAGACTAAGGCAATGTTAGAGAGTTGGGTAAATGTATCTAATAAAGAGACAAAACCGATGTTTAGTGATCAACAACACGTTAATCCTTTCTATACCAATACACCAACGTATAACCCAAAACAACCAAATAATGGTAATAATGATAATGGTGAGTACAATTGGTTATTCGGAATTAAATAGTATTTAGAATTTCGTTATATTTATTATAATAGTAATAAAGTATATTTAAGAAAAAATGGCGAGAAAAACAGTATTTCAACAATTAAATGATTTATTTGGACCAGAGGTTAAAAAACAACAAAATAAATCAAGATATTCTATTAACGATAAAGAACTTCTTAAAACTAAATCTAAAGAAGAGTATGACTTTGAGAAGTTAAAAAGACAACAAGATGCATATCTTTCTAATATGTGGCAAAAGGTGGATAATGAAATCTACCAACACTCCATTTATTATGAGACAACTAGATTGGCATCTTACGCAGATTTTGAGGGTATGGAGTTTTTCCCTGAAATCGCAGCAGCATTAGATATTATGATGGAAGAATCTACTACATTAAATTCAGATAACAAAGTTATTAACATATTTTCTGAAAGTAGAAGAGTTAGAAGAATACTAGATGACTTATTTTTTAATAGATTAGATATACATACATCATTACCTATGTGGACAAGAAATGTTTGTAAATATGGTGATGACTTTTTATTTCTTAATATCGACAGTGAAGAAGGAATTACAGGTGTTAAACAATTACCTAACATCGAAATTAGTAGAAAAGAAAATGAGGGATTCGGTGAAAACTCAATGAATGCAGAAACAGATAAATTTAACCCTGTTAAGTTTATATGGGGACAAAGAGATATTGAATTTAACGCTTGGCAAATCGCACATTTTAGATTATTGGGTGACGATAGAAGATTACCTTATGGAACTTCTATGTTAGAGAAGGCTAGAAGAATATGGAAACAATTATTACTTTCTGAAGATGCGATGTTGATATATAGAGTAACAAGGGCACCTGAGAGAAGGATATTTAAAATATTTGTCGGTAATATTGATGAGAAAGATGTTCCTGCATATGTTAACAACATTGCTAATAACTTCAAAAGAAGTCCAGTTATCGATCAGAACACAGGACAGATAGATACAAGATATAACCAAATGGCGCAGGATCAAGATTACTTTATTCCTGTAAGAGATGCAAACGCACCTTCCCCAATAGACACTTTACCTGGCGCAACTAACCTATCTGAGATTGCTGACATACAATATCTACAGAAAAAATTGTTTACTGCACTTAGAGTTCCTAAACCATTCTTAGGTTTTGAGGAGGCTAATGGTGAAGGTAAGAATTTGGCTTTACAAGATATTAGATTTGCTAGAACAATTAATAGAATCCAACAAGCAATGTTGCAAGAATTAAATAAGATTGCAATTATTCACTTATATATTTTAGGGTTAGAGGATGAATTAGAAAACTTTACTTTAACATTGAATAACCCATCCACACAAGCGGAGATGTTGAAGGTTGAACAAACTCAGTTGAAGGTGACACTTTACAAAGACGCAGTATCAGATGCAGGTAATGGATTCGGTTCAATGTCAATGACTAGAGCTAAGAAAGAAATCTTAGGA